AGTCCAGCAGTAAGCTCACCACCACTGCTAGACTTGGTTGATATGAATCTGGCGCACTACATGGTCACATCAGACTACGAACACGCCTGTCACTTCTCAGGCTTGCCGACTTTGTTTATCACTGGTCACAGAATGGAAGATGGTGACCCGCCCATCACACTAGGTGGAACATCTGCAAACTGCTTGCCTGACCCAACGGCTAAGGCTTTTTACGTTGAGACAACGGGCGACTTCCCTGCACTGCGGCAGAACCTTGAAGATAAGAAATCACAGATGGCAGTGCTTGGCGCAAGAATGCTGGAAAGCCAGAAGTCATCTGTTGAGTCAGCAGAAACACAAAAGACAAGGCAATCAGGCGAGCAATCGCAACTGGCGGCAATGTCTCAAGTGATTAACATCACCATCACCAATGCTTTGACTACCTTCCTGCGCTGGGCAGGGTTGACTGGTGACGTTGCCTATACCTTGAATAACGACTTTATGCCAATCAGAATGTCAGCACAGGAATTGACTGCGCTTATCGGCTCATGGCAATCAGGCGCAATCTCCAGCCAGACCCTGTTCGATAACCTGCAAGATGGCGAAATCATTGCTCAGGGCGTCACGTTTGAAGTGGAGCAGGAACGGATAAACAGCCAGCGGATTGATTGATGAACAAGCAATTTGATGCGGCAGTTGCGTTACAGCTGGACATCTTCAGGGCTTCTGAAGGTGTCAGTCAGGACGTAATCCGCATTCTGCGCCAGTTAGAACGTGAGCTGATTGGCAAACTCGCAGGCGAGATGACCGAGTGGGGCAGGGCAAGAGCAAACAAGCAGTTGAAAGAAGCACAGGCTCTGATAGAAAAGTATTATGACCGTATCGCAGTGCAGTCAATATCCGATACCGATGAGATTGCAAAGGTAGCAGCACAAGTAACCGCGTCATCTATCGCAAGAGACGCTGTTTTGCCATCCGCAGCGGTCTTGGATAAAATAGCAACGAATGCTGTTATTCAAGGCGCGACACAGGGTGCATTTTGGGCAAAGCAGTCTGCTGATGTACAATTCAAGTTTGCAGCAGCGGTGAGGCAAGGTATTGCAGGGGCTGAGACTAACGCACAGATCATAAACCGTGTGCGTCAGGTGATGGATGTGTCGCGCAGCAACGCAGCGGCATTGGTGCAGACATCAACAGCGACCATTGCCAACGATGCCAGAATGAAGGTAATGGAGGACAATGATGATATTGTTCTGCGTTATAGGGCGGTAGCAACACTCGATTCGCGCACCTGTTTAGTCTGTGCGCCACTAGATGGCAAAGAGTGGGAGAAGTCTGGCAAGCCTTATGGCGATCACAATTCGCCGATGCCAAGTTATCCGCTGCACTTTAACTGCCGGTGTTTATTGATTCCGGTAGTGCTTGATGGTGAGCCTGGTGGAACAAGAGCGTCAGAAACGGGTCAGGTCAAGGCTTCACTGACTTTTGAGGGCTGGCTATCACGGCAGACGCAAGAACGTCAAGATGATATACTTGGCAAAGGTCGTGCAGAGATGTATCGTAAGGGCGAGATAACGCTGAACGATTTAGTCAACGGCAGAGGCAGGCCACTGACAATCGCACAGCTTAAAGAGAGAAACAACTAAGGCCAGAGGCCATGACCAGGGGTCAAACGATGGAAAGAACACCAGAAATACAGGCAATGATTGACGAGGCTGTTGCAACGGCTACTGAAGGGCTAAAGAATCACAACAAGCAATTGTTGGCAGATTTGAAGCGAAATGAACGAAACGGCAAGTCCGTTGATCCAGCAGAGGTTGAGCGTTTAGAGTCTGCGCTTGAGAAGGCACAAACTGACAACGCAGCATTGCAAAAGCAGTACAAAGAATTGACCAAGAATTACGAAACGACAACCAATGCGCTAGAATCAGAGTCCAAGTATACTCGTCAGCTTTTGATACAAAACGGTCTTACAGCAGAGCTGTCAAAGGCTGGAGTTACAAACCCAACACACCTGAAAGCAGTACAGGCGATGTTGAAAGAGAATGTGCAAATCGTTGTTGAAGGTGACGCACGAATTGCAAAGATCGGTGATAAAGCCCTTTCGGACTTTGTGAAAGAATGGGCAGCAGGCGATGAGGGCAAGCACTTTGTCCAAGCACCTGCAAACTCTGGTGGTGGAGCCACTGGTGGTAATGGCGGCGGGGCTGCCTTAAACAAAGGCAAGGTAGATGGCTCGCCTGAAGAACGAGCAGCATACTTTGCAGCAAAATACCCTGACTTAACGCCATAACCTAAGAGGTAATTATCATGGCTCTAACCAACATGAAAGTGTTTAACGAATACGTCCGTGAAGCAACAATTGAAACTGTTGCCCAGATGGTCGAGAAATTCAACCAAGCCAGCAACGGCGGCATTCAGCTGTCTACGCAAGGCTTTGACGGCGATTTCTTCCTGAAATCAATGTTCTCTAGCCTGCACAGCGCACAACGCCGAGTAGATCGCTACGCCACCAACACCAGCGCATCAAGCACTCAGCTTGCACAGCTTGAGCATGTGACTGCAAAGGTTGCTGGCGGTTTTGGTCCAATCGAGTGGGAACCTGCACAACTGCGTTGGGTCGGCGACAACCCGACTATTGCTGTCGAAGTTATCTCCCGCAACATGGCAGAAGCAATGCTGCGTGACATGCTCAATGCTGGTATCGCATCAGCAATCGCTGCAATGGAGAACCTCGGCGCAACTGTAACGAACGACATCGGCACTGGCCGTGATCTGACCTACAGCGACATCAACAATTCACATGCACTGTTTGGCGATTCCAGCCAGTTGCTGGTGTGCGATGTGATGGACGGCGTTATGTATCACAAGCTGATCGGTCAGAACCTGACCAACGCAGTTGACCTGTTCCAAGCGTCAACAGTGACCGTTGTCGAGATTTTGGGCAAGCGCATCGTTGTAACTGACGCTCCGTCACTGCGCGAAACTCCTGCAACCTCTACCAATGACATCAAGATTCTGTCACTGGCTCAGGGCGGCATTGTTGTTCACGATGCAGGCGACTTGGTTACCAACGTAGAAACCAGCAACGGCAGTCAGCGTATTAAGACTACCATGCAGGCTGACTACACCTTTGGTCTGGGTCTGAAGGGCTACGCTTGGAGCAAGTCTGTATCTTCACCAACTGATGCAGAACTTGCCACTGGCAGCAACTGGACTAAGATCGCAACTAGCGTCAAGCACACTGCTGGCGTGTTGACTCTGGGTCAGGCTGCTTAATTGTGAATCCAGCGGAGTATTGGGCTAGCAATCAAAAGTTGCAGCACATTACTCCGCTGGGCGAACGATTCCCCGAAGTAAATCTATTCCCTGCACTACAAAAAGCCATCAAGGGTTCTGTTTTCGAGTTTGGATGCGGCGATGGTCGGCTTGCACCTGCTTTTGATCCTGATCAGTATGTTGGCTATGACATAAACTCTTCTGCAATCAAAGCAGCAAGACTGAACAATCCGGCTCACCAATATACCGATGCTCATGCCATAGGCTACATTTATCACGCCTATACGTTTCTCGCGTACACTGTCTTGCTACATGTGCCTGACTACGAAATTGAAAACGTGATCGGCTTGGCGAAAAAGTACAATCGAATAGTGATTGGCGAGATCATGGGCAGGCAATGGCGAAGGCCAGGCAACCCGCCTGTGTTTAATCGTGAGTTGTCAGAATACGCAGAGATGATCCAAAGACCGTATCAGGTTATCAACGTGCAATACCCGCGCTATGGATGTGATCTAACACTGGCGGTGTTTGATGAATCTCTGCGTACTTAAATCAGGCGGCGACTTTAAACCAGAACATGTGCGGCGGCTTGCCAGCATGGTTCCTGATCTGTTCTGTATATCCGATGTCTTTGTGCATGGTGTGCCTATCATACCCATGCAAAACAACTGGCCGTCATGGTGGTGCAAGATGGAAATTTTCCGACCTGATATTGAAGGTGACATTTTCTATTTTGATCTTGATACTACCGTTATCGAAATGCCAGAAATACCAAAAGGCGACTGTGTGTTGACTGACTTTGGCAACCCTAATGTTATCGGTTCCGGCTTGATGTACCTGACAGAGCAAACCAGAGCCAGAATCTGGCAGCATTGGATAAAGGCAACAGGCAAGCACATCAGTCAGAATATTACGCTGGGTGACCAAGGCTATTTAAACCATCACCTAAGCACAGCACAAAGGTGGCAGCGCATAGCAAAGGTTTACAGTTATAAACGTCACGGCAGGCCAGCAGACGCTCAGGTGATCTGCTTTCACGGCAAACCCAGACCGTGGGATATAGAAAATGCACTTTGAACCAACCGCGCCATTGGCTGAACTGATCATGCGCCATGCAGGCAAAAGAATCTGCGTGATGGGTGGCGGCAAGACCTTGCAAGCTGACATTGAAGGCATAGAGGCAGATGTATGGATCAGCGTAAACAATCACGGCGCAAAGATAAGAAGCGTTGATTACATTGTCTGTATGGACAACATCCACACAGCAAACAAACGCGAGATGCGGCATTTTTTAAGGCAGTTCTCTGATGCGCCTGTAATATCCCCGTGGCATTGGGGTCAGTACCAGATGCACAAGTGGCCTGGCTATCCGCGCATGTATAACTCAGGCGTGATGGCTGTTTGGGTGGCGTACCTAATGGGAGCGCATCCTGTTATAATGGCAGGATATGATTGCTACAATGGCGATAAAAAAATCATAGATATGCACAGGTACTTTGTGCCAGAGGTGCGCTGTCAGGTTCGTGTTGCTTCTGGGGCTTTGATTGGAATGTATCCAAAACACGAAAGCACAGAGAATTTTGATAAATTTGCAATTCCTGAGATACTAGGTGATGCAAGAGATGGCTGCGTTAAAGTTAGGGTGAAATCACTTTTTAGTTATCGCGGTTGTGAATGGCCTATTGGAACAATACTGACGTTGCCAGAGTTTGAAGTGCGGCGGCAGATAAAGCATAAATCACTGGAGATTGTGCCTGATGAAAAAACCGACAAAGCGTAAAGCAGCAGAAGTTGTTGAACAGGTAGAGCAGCCATCAGGTGATCAAGTTGTCATGGTGGTTGTCAGGCCAGTTGACGGCAAAGAAGTTGGCGATACATTTACTGGCAGGCTTGCAGACTACCGCTTGCAAATCAAGCATGGGTCTATTGAGGTGATCTGATGGCCGTTCCTGTCAACAGCGTTTTACCAGTAATCAGCGGCACAGTTGAGGTCGGTTATACACTGACATCGACTACCGGCACTTGGTCTGCTGGACCACAGAGCTTTGCTTTTCAATGGCAGCGGGTCAACGACAGCACCGTTGATATTGCAGGCGCAACAAATAACCAATACATCATTACTGCTAACGACACAGGCTATAAATTACAAGTTAGAGTTATTGCTACAAACAACAGCGGCGACTCACTTCCTGCTGTTAGTGCCGAAACAGTAACAATACCTGATGACTGGTTTATTGTTGAAGACGGCACTGCAAAGGCTGATGCTGTCAGCTATGCAACAATCAACTATGCAAACGACTACCATGCCAGACGCGGAAATCAGGCTTGGGGCAATTTAAGCATAGGTGAGAAAAAGGCAGCAATGGTGAAGGCTGCTGAGTACCTGGTTGAAAAGTACCGGATGAGATTTAAAGGCGAACGAGTAAGCACAACTCAGTCACTGGACTGGCCGAGAAACTGGGTAGAGTATGCTGATTACCAGTTTATCACCCGCAACGGCGCACAAGTAATCGGTGGCTTCCTGTATTACCCATCTAACGAAGTGCCAGAAGAAGTCAAAGCAGCACAGGCAGAACTTGCCTACGCAACGCTGACAGGTGTTCTCTACGGTGAACAGGGTCAGGTTGTGAAGCGTCAAAAGGTTGATGTGCTGGAAGTCGAATATGACCAGTACAGTTTTCAGGGTCGCAGATTCCCTGCTGTTGATGGTCGGCTTGCTCCGTTGCTTGGTAACATTCGCAATCAGGTAGTCAGAAAATGAGCTTTGATTATGTTGCCTTGCAAGCAGTATCGACTAGCCTACTGACGCAAGCAGGCCAGTCAGTTACGCGAACGACTGTCACTGTCGGCGCGTATGATCCAGCAACGGGTACTGCAACAACGACAACATCAACCAGCACCAGAAAAGGTGCTTTGCTCAATTACGGCAAAACGTCAGAGCAGTATGTGCGCGGCAACCTTGTGGAAATCAATGACAGAAAGTTATTGCTGGATGCAACAGCAGCAGTGGCACTGACTGACATCTACACAATTCAGGGTGAGCAATATACGGTTGTTTCGATTAAGCCAACAAACCCGTCAGGCGTAGATGTGCTGTTTGAGTTGCATGTGAGGCTGTCGTGAGCTTTGCTTCCGATATGTCCAAGTGGTGCAAAGAGACAATGCCAAAGACGATGGAAAAGGTTGTGCGCCGAGTTGTTGTTGAAGCGGCTAACAGGGCAATTTTTAATTCGCCAGTTGGTGATCCGTCTTATTGGATTAACCCGCCACCAGCAGGCTATGCAGGCGGTCAATTTAGAAGAAACTGGGTTTATGGGTTTAACTCGCCACCGACTGATTTAATTGATGACATTGACCCATCAGGGCAAAAGACTCTTGCTGCTATAATAAGTGCATCACATGGCAGGGCTGGTGTGCATTACATTGCTAACAACCTGCCTTATGCTCAGAGAATTGAAAACGGCTGGTCAAGGCAAGCACCACAAGGCATTGTCGGGTTAATAGAACTTGAGTTCCCTGAGATATTAAAAAGGGCGGTAGCACAGGCATGAGTACAGTATCTATTCGCGCAGCACTTGAGGCTAGATTAAACGGCATAACGCCTGCACTGGCTACGGCGTTTGAGAATGCGCCATTTAAACCGCCTGCTGCCACTGTGCCTTATCAAATATGTCATGTGTTATTTGCCAGACCTGACAACGCAGAAATCGGCAGGTCACATCAGGAATTGGGCTACATGCAAGTTAAGTTGATGTACCCAATGAACACAGGATCGTCAGCGGCGATGACCAGAGCAGAGCTTATACGCACGAACTTTGAAAGAGCGTCAACCGTTAGCAGTGGCGGGGTCACTGTAAACATCACCGAAACGCCGGAGATAGAAACAACCGGCATCGAAGAGAACCGTTATACTGTGCTGGTGAAAATCAGATTCAGATCATTTATTCCAACGTGAGGTAAGCCATCATGGCCATTGCTCAGAAGATTGCTAAACGCACCACCATCCGCAAACAAACAGGGCTTGGCGTACCTGGCTCTGCAACTGGTCAGGTTCTGCGAAGAACGTCCAGTATATTCAACGCAACCCGCGACATGTACGGCAGCAACGAAATTCGTTCTGACCACCAGTCAAGCGGTCAAAACTACGGCCTTAAATCCGCATCAGGCACGATCACTGGTGAGCTGTCATCAGCAACCTACCAGATACTGGTCGAGGCAATGATGGAGTCAGCATTTGCTGCCACAACGCCTTATGCCGCTGGCACAGATGTAACGCCTGCTTCTGCTGGCACATTTACTGATGCCTCTGGTGGTTTCCTGACTGCCGGTTTAAAAGTTGGTGATGTGGGCAGATGGACAGGCTTTACATCAACTGCCGCAGCAAACAATGCCAAGAACTTTCTGATTACTGGATTGACTGCAAGCGTGATGACTGGCGTGTTCCTTAACGGCGATGCGATTGTCAGTGCAACATCAGGCGACTCTGTCACCTTTACGCTGCCAGGCAAGAAAGCAAAACCGCCATTGACTGGTCACACAAAGGACTATTTGCAGGTCGAGGAATATTACTCAGACCTGACTGATTCTGATCTGTTTAGCGACATGATCGT